GTGGGGAACCACAAAACTCGTGTCAGATTATGGTTCAATGTCAAATTTACCTTCAAAAAGGGTATTGACAGAGGTAATGAATGATACAGCACCTCGTCATGACCTTAAAAAGCAGACAGAACTGCATGAAAAGATACGTAATGATGAAGATTATGATGACTGGGACTATGGTACAGAGCCAAACTACGGTAATCCATGGCGGTAAGCATAAATAAAGCTAAGAAAACTTTCTGACCAATGGCAGTCACACGGATATCAAGAGCATTTAAGGACATTAGTTTGTCTTTTGAACCCCATCCGGTGACAAAAGACCTACCAATTCTCAAAAATGAGAATGCAATTCGTCGTTCTGTAAGAAATTTAGTTGAAACCATTCCTACTGAGAGGTTTTTTCAACCTCTTTTAGGGTCTGATGTACGTTCTAGTCTGTTTGATTTCGTTGATTATGGTACAGCAAGCGTAATTCAGGACCAAATTTTAACAACGATTGAAAATTTTGAACCAAGAGTGACAAATGTTGAGGTTCAGGTCAATCCAGACCCCGACAATAACACTTTTGAGTGTACTGTTATCTTTGATATTATCGGTCAGGACTTTCCTACTCAAGAATTTACATTTATACTAGAGGCAACCAGGTAATATGCCTTTTACAAAGTTTACTAACCTAGATTTTGACCAGATAAGAGCACAGATTAAGGATTATCTCAGAGCAAATTCCAATTTTACGGACTTTGACTTTGAGGGATCCAATTTTTCTGTCCTTATTGACACTCTTGCATACAATACTTACATTACAGCATTCAACTCTAACATGGTTGTTAATGAATCCTTCTTGGATTCTGCAACATTAAGAGAAAATGTGGTATCTTTAGCAAGAAATATCGGTTATGTACCTCGCTCTAGAAGCGCCTCTAAGGCAAATGTAACGTTGAGCGTACAAACAAGCACAAGTAGTCCTACAGTGACCTTAGAAAAGGGTCTAGTGTGCGTAGGATCAGTTGAAAATAGCAATTATATCTTCTCAATTCCAGAAAATATCACAACAACTGTAGAATCAAACGCAGCAACATTCTCAGGTATTGATGTTTATCAAGGAACACTGCTAAAAAACAGTTTTGTAGTTGATGGATCTCTTGATCAGAGATTTATTTTGAATAATTCCTTTATTGACACTGCTACAATTGTTGTAAAAGTAGATGAAAAGGAATATTCTCGTGTTGATAACATTTTAAACATTGATTCGACCTCAGAAATATACTTAATTCAAGAAGTTCAGGACGAAAAATACGAATTATTGTTTGGTGATGGATATTTTGGCAAGAAATTGCAGAATGGAGCAGTAATTACAGTCACATATATCGTTACTGACGGTATTGAGGGTAATGGTGCTTCCAGTTTTGCTTTCTCTGGACGTTTGCTTGGGTCCTTAAACGAAGTTGTATCTCCAACATCAGTTACATTAACGACAAATACCTCTTCATCAAACGGTGGAGACATCGAAAGTGTTGAATCTATCAAGTATTATGCTCCTCGTCTGTATTCATCACAGTATAGAGCGGTAACAGCACGCGATTATGAAGCAATCGTACAGTCAATTTACCCAAATACTGAGTCAGTATCTGTGGTTGGCGGTGAAGAGTTAGATCCTCCACAGTATGGGAACGTAATTATCAGTATCAAACCAAAAAATGGTGATTATGTCTCAGATTTTGATAAGGAAACAATCCTTACAAAACTAAAAAATTACGCATTGTCTGGTATTAACCAACAAATTATTGATCTTAAGGTTCTTTATGTTGAAGTTGATTCTGCAGTGTACTATAACCCTGCACAATCATCAACTCCAAATGATTTGAAGACATCGATTACTAGTACTTTGAATACTTTTGGAACAGCAAACATTAACAAGTTTGGTGGTAGATTTAAGTATAGTAAGTTATGTCAAACAATTGATAATGTAGATAATGCAATCACTTCAAATATTACCAGAGTTATTATTAGAAGAAATCTGAAAGCACTGATTAATCAGTCTGCTCAGTATGAGTTATGCTACGGTAATTCATTCTATTACAAACCAGAAGGTTTTAATATTAAGAGTACGGGATTCACACTTGCAGGTAGGTCTGGAACTTTCTATTTTACTGATGTTCCTGGTACTGGTGGCAAAGGTGTGATTTCCGTAGTCAAAGAATCTACTGATGGTGGTAATTATGTTATTGAAATTAAATCGGCAGGTACGGTAGATTATACGAAAGGTGAAATTACACTCAATACATTGAATATAACTTCTACAACAAAAGCAAACAATATTATTGAGATACAAGCATATCCACAATCGAATGATGTTATCGGACTGAAAGATCTTTATCTTTCACTTTCGGTTGAAGATAGCACGATAAATATGATAAGAGATACTATCACTTCTGGTGAACAGATATCCGGAGTCGGATATAAGACAACTTCTAGCTACTTAAACGGAGAACTAAAGAGGGTATAAGATGATAAAAACTGGATTTGAAACGAGGGTAAAAGTTCAGCAAATTATTGAGAACCAATTACCAGAATTTTTACGTTCTGAAAGTCCTAAATCAATAGATTTTCTAAAGCAATATTATATTTCTCAGGAATATCAAGGTGGTGCTGCGGATCTTTCTAACAATTTAGATCAATATCTAAAGTTTGATAACCTTACACCAGAAGTAATTAGTGGTAGCACTACATTATCTGCAAACATTGATGCAGAAGTAACTACAATTTCTGTCAATTCTACTAAAGGATTTCCTGCTGAGTACGGACTCTTTCAGATTGATAATGAAATTTTTACTTATACTGGTATCACTACAAACACTTTCACTGGTTGTGTAAGGGGATTTAGTGCGGTAACATCATATAAAAATAGTTTAAATCCAGAAGAACTTGTTTTTAGTACTTCAGATGCAGCAACGCATACTTCTGGTGCGACAGTAAAAAATCTCAGCACAGAATTTTTAAGAGAATTCTACAAAAAACTCAAGTATAGTTTCACCCCAGGTCTTGAGGATGTAGATTTTGTATCCGACCTTGATGTAAATAATTTTATTAAGGAAGCTAGAAATTTATACGAATCAAAAGGTACGGAAGAGTCTTTCAAGATACTCTTTAAAGTCCTTTATGGAGTAACTCCAAAAGTCATAGACTTAGAGAATTATCTGATAAAACCGTCTTCATCAAGATTCCTGAGAAGGGAGGATGTTTTTGTTGAAGCGATATCTGGTGATCCCAACAAATTGGTTGGTCAAACCATTAAAAAATCTTCAGATTCGGAAACACAAGCATCAGTTTCTGAAGTAGAAATTTTTACCAGAAGTGGTGTTAGCACTTACTTCAAACTTTCACTGTTTGTTGGTTATGATGATAGAGATACTATCGAAGGAACTTTTGCTGTTCAACCAAAAGTAACTGCGATCAACTCAGTTAATCCTGGTGGTACTGTCATTACAGTTGACTCTACGATTGGATTTCCATCTGCTGGAACTCTGATATCTGGTGATAATACCATTACATATACTTCTAAGACTGTCAATCAGTTTTTAGGATGCACTGGTATTACAGATGCTATTTCTATCAAAGATGAAATAAGGATTAATGAAACTTTTTATGGATATGAGGATGGTGACATCACAAAGAAAGTTGATATACGCATAACTGGCGTATTATCTAAATTTAATCAAATTAGTGATATTAAATTAGCATCTGAAAATCAGAAAATATATGTAAAAAATGTAGGTGAAAAAATACCAAATCCAGATTCAGAAAGAAGTTATAAGCAGGTATTTGCAAATTCATGGACTTATAATACCAGCCCTCGATATCAAGTAGAAAAAGTAGACTCTACTCTATTCACTCTCAAATCCTCTCTGGATGGAGATATTGCATTAAGAGTGGGTGATAGTGTAGATGTACTTGATGAGACATCAGAGACTGTCTACGCACAGAATGCAACTGTTTCATCAATAGTAGGAAATGATGTAACTTTAAGCAGTTTGTCTCCTAGTATTGATTTAACCACTGTAAACTGCTCAATTAGAAGAAACTTAAATACAGCAACAAGTTCTGGAACATCACTTAAATATGGTAATAATTTATTGGTAAGTGATATTCAAAATATTTACAATGAAAAAGATGAATATTTTTATGCTGCGTCAAATTCTTTACCTTCATATGAAATAACAACGACAGTAAAGAAATCATCTATAGCATCAGCTACATCAACCACCATACAGGGATATAATAACGTCACTGAAAAATATTCAATTATATCTTTCAGTTCCAGTGTACCTTTCAAAACTGGTGATGAAGTTTACTACAGTTGTAGTGGAACTGCTCTTTCTGGTCTTCCAGAAGGAACTTATTATGTAAAAGTCTTAACACCTGATAATCAAATAAAGTTATACCGTTCAGTTTCTTTAATTGAATCTGATATCTTTGTTGAGTTTACGTTTGAAAATGCTAGTGGATCACACAGTTTTGTACTGTCGTCTCAAAAAGATGAATTGATTAGTCCTCAAAAGATTCTCAAAAAATTTCCAAATAAGAGTAATATCAAAATTGGTAATGATACTGCTACTGATACGGGTGCCGTTGGTTTATTAGTTAATGGTGTTGAAGTATTAAGTTACAAATCTAAGGACAAAGTATATTATGGTCCGATAAAGAATATTCAATTATATGACGGCGGTAGTGGATATGACGTTATAAATCCACCAACTGTAACTGTATCTGCTCCAACTAGCGGTACAACAGCATTAGCACAACCAGTATTGAATGGTAAACTTCAAGAAGTTATTGTTGACCCACAAAACTTTGATATTAAAAAAATCAATTCCATAACTTTGACTGGTGGAAATGGAGATGGTGCAATATTGTCTCCCGTTTTAGAAAGTAGATATCGTGAAGTTGAATTTGATTCAAGAGTATCTACATCTGGTGGTGGTGTAAACATAACTTCCGAAACTCTTACGTTCACAACTGCTCACAATTTTTCTAATGGTGAACCAATTGTTTATAATAGAAATGGTAATACTTCAATTGGTGTAGGTACATTTGGTGGTAGTGATGCCACTACAGGTCTTACACTCAATAGTGGTTCAGTTTATTATGCTGAAGTTATCAGTTCAACATCGGTTAGACTGTATCCAACTTTAACAGATTACAATAGTGGTATTAATACAGTTGGTTTTACAACATCATCTGGTCAACAAGGTATTCATAAGTTTAGAACTTATAATGCAAAGAATACTTTAAGATCCATAAAAGTTTTAAATCAAGGTCATGGATATCAAAATAGAAAGTTATATGTAAAGACTGATGGTGTATCTACTATAGAAAATACAATTACTTTTAGTAATCATGGATTTTCTGATGGTGAAATTGTAACTTATACCACAACTGGTTCTGCCATTGGTGGTCTTTCAACCTCAAATAGATATTACATCATTAAAAATGATTCCGACACATTTAGACTTGCGAATGCTGGTGTTGGTGGAACTATAACATCAGATTACACAAGAAAAGACTACGTTGATTTAACTACGGTAGGTTCTGGATATCACATTTTCAGTTATCCAGATATCCAGATAAACATTGATGCTGAATATGATGGTGTTACTGGTATTATAACAGCAACTCCTGTCATTAAGGGTGAAATAACTGATATCTACTTATATGAACAAGGAACTGGATATGGAACAGATATTTTAAACTTCCATAAAAAACCAGATGTTAATATTAAAAATGGAAAAGATGTTGAACTTAAACCTATAATTTCTGGTGGAAAAGTATCTTTAGTAGTTGTAACTAATGGTGGAAGTGAATATTCATCACCACCAGATTTAACAGTAAATGGAGTTGGTGTTGGTGCCAAGTTGAGAGCAATAGTGTCTTCTGGAAAGGTGACGGAAGTAGTAGTCATTAATGGTGGTATTGGATATGATTCCAATACTACAGTGTCTTCTATTTCTAGAGGACTGGATGGTTATGCTGAAGCAAATGTGAGAGACTTAACATTAAACTCTCAAAATAGATTTGGTGATGAGATACTCATAGAAAACAAAGATAATAACCAAGGTTTGGAATATGCTGCACTTGGTTATGCTAATGTAATCAGAACAGAGTTTTCGGAGTCTGCATCAGCACACTCTCCAATAATTGGTTGGGCATATGATGGAAATCCAATATATGGTCCATATGGTTATACCGATTCTTCCGATGTCAATTCAACATATAAAGCACTTGAGAGTGGATATGTAAAATCAACAGCATCGGTAACTGATAGACCATCAGGATTCCCAGCAGGTTTCTTTGTAGAAGATTACAAATATATTGGTGGTAAAGATCTTGACGAATATAATGGGAGATACACAAAAACACCAGAGTTCCCCAATGGCGTTTATGCATATTTTGCTACTATAAATTCATCAACACTCGATACAGTATTCCCATATTTTGTAGGAAATACTTTCAAATCATTACCAGTATCTCAAGGATTAGATCAAGATTACGACTTTAATAGTTCAAGTCTTATTAGAAATACATTCCCATATAAAGTATCAGAAGATTATGCTGATAATGATTTTATTTCAGAATCAAATGAGCTCACTACTGTTCAAGCAAACATAGATTCAATAACAAAGGGTGAGATTACAAGTTTAAAAGTTAATTTTGCTGGAAGCGGATATGCAGTTGGTGATGTTGCTTCATTCAATAATACTGGAACTAATGGTGGTGGTTTATCTGCTTCCGTTAAGAGTCTTGTTGGTAAGGATATAGTTGACGTAACAACAACTGTAGAAACATATCAATCAGCGAAAGTTATTCGTGAGGATGAAAATACAGTATCTTTGCACATTCCCAATATTAACAACGTTGCTGATGGTGACAAAGTAACCGTATCTAATCTTTCAACGTTTATTGATAATTTAACAGATTCTCATACGGTTGGTGTAACAACAGAAAATACTTACTTGGTAAAGCAGATGCCAAGTAACGCTATATCTGGTGTTGTAACTGATTTTTATGTTTCAAGGATACCTTCTTCATTATCCATAGGTTCTACTGTAAGTATTGGAACTGAGTATCTTTCAGTCATAAACATATTCCCAGACAACAAAGTTATAAGAGCTCTGAGAGGTATTACTGGTGCTGCTCATACAGTATCCACAAAAGCAACTGTCCTGGATGGAAAGTTGACTTTGAATGTATCTACACCATACTTTGATTCAAGATTAAATGATAAGGTATACTTTAACCCATCACAATCTCTAGGTATTGGATCAGAAACTGGTATCTCTACATCAAATAGTTATATTATTGGTGATTTAACAAAATCAATATCCGTACCGACTCAAAGCATTTATCTACCAAATCATCCATTTAAAACTTCTCAAGAAGTAGTATTTAATAAAGTTGGTATTAATAGTGTTTCAGTCTCAAATACCGAAACTAGTGCTGTTTTTGATTTACCTCTTGGCAACTCTCAAACAGTATATGTAATTAACAAGTCGAAAGATTATATTGGTATTACTACCCAAGTCGGACTAACAACAAATACTAATGGATTGTATTTCCAGTCATTTGTACCAAATGGTGATGATACTGACTATCAATATAGTTTGGAAAGTAATTTCACTCAAATTACTGCTAAGGTGGAAGAAATAAATGCTTTAGTTTCTGTATCTGAACAACATTCATTAAAGGTAAGTGATAATATCACTCTTACCGCAGTTCCTAATGAGTCTGTAGGTATTGCATATTCTACGTCAGTTACAGTCAAGTATAACTCAACAAATAATAAACTTCTCATAAATCCAATCGGATTTACTTCTTTGGGAGTAGATACATCTAATAATACACTATCATTAACTTCACATGATCTTAAAACAGGTGATAAAGTATTCTATGATTCTTCGGATGAATTAGTTTCTGGTCTCACGACTGGTTCTTATTATGTTTATAGGATAGATGATAATACAATCAATCTTTCAGAGACATATTATGATGCATTATTATTGCCACCAACAGTAGTAAGTTTTGCTTCAACTGGTGGAGCGGGTCATGAAATCTCAAAAATTAATCCAAGAATTGATACTGTAAGAAATAATAACTTGGTATTTGATGTAAGTGATTCATCACTCAGCGGTTATTCATTCAAGATTTATGAAGATAAGAATTTCTACAACGAATTAGTTTCTGTTGGTTCATCTACATCCTTTAATGTAACTGGTGTTGGAACTCCTGGTGTAACTGCAAATGCATCAGTAACTGTAAATTATGGTACCGATCTTCCTAATACCATTTTCTATAATTTAGAAAAATCTGGATACATTAGTACTTCGGATAGAGATGTTAAGAATAGTTCCGAAATTACATTTATCGATAGTCATTATAATGGTACATATCCAATAACTTCTATTGGAAGTACTACATTTACTATTTCCCTAAAAACAAAACCAGAAAATTTAAATTACACTCAATCTAATACACAAACTTTAAAATATTCAACAACATCTTCAACCGAAAGAGGTGGTGTTGATTCGATGAAGATTATATCGAAAGGTTTGAATTATAAGAAGTTACCTAAGTTTGTAAGTGTAGCATCAACTACGGGTGCAAATGTAGATATCATTCCAGAATCAACCAATATAGGTAAAATTAACCAAGTTACCATAGAGAATCCAGGATTTGATTTTTCTGCAGATAAAACTTTAAGTCCAGAGGCATTGGTATCTCCTACAATTAATCTGACTGATAGAGATACAATTACTAATGTAAATATCACATCAGCTGGTTCTAATTATTCATCCGCACCAGATTTGGTAATTGTCGATTATACTACTGGACAAGTTTATAATAGTGGTTTATTGGAAGCTTCATTACAAGGTACGGGTATTTCTGATGTAAAAATAACAGATGCTCCCAAAGGATTATCTGACGGGAACAATAAAGTCTATGCTATTAATAATAGTAATGGTGTTGCCATCTCATCAGTTACATCTTTCACACCATCTTCTGTTACATTTACTCTTACCACTCCCATATTAGGATTTACAACAGATGCTTTTACTGTTGGAGAAAAAGTATTTTTAGAAAATATTGTAAAAAATGGAACGAGTGGAGATGGATTTAATTCTGCCGATAATGGATACAATTTCTTCCCAGTTGTAAGTTATACAAATTCAAGTCCAGCAGTAGTTTCAGTAGATATTTCCGAATATACGACAAATCCAGGATTTGCTGAAACAACACAAAGTTCTTATGCTACGATTGTAAAACAATCTAACTATCCTACATTTACAATAACACAAGAAACACTTCAATTTAATATTGGAGAAGAATTATTAGTATTAAGATCTGGTTCATATTATGAGACAAATTTAACAGTTACAGAAAGTATTGATAGTAGTATCAAAGTCAAAGGTACATATGAAATTAAAAAGTCAGACATTTTACTTGGTAAAAATTCTGGAACAACAGCAACTGTTGACTCTATTGTCAATAATAGAGCATTCTTTGAAATAGACTATTCTAATAGAAGAGATATTGGATGGTCTGACGATGTTGGAAAACTTAACTCTGACTACCAAGTAACACCAGATAATGATTACTATCAGAATCTTTCATATACTGTAAAGAGTCCAAAAGAGTATGATGATATTGTAAATCCAGTAAATCGTTTACTGCATACTAGTGGTCTCAAAAACTTTGCAGATACAGAAATAACAAACACATCAAAGGTGGGTGTTGGTAACACTGTTCTATCATCAACTTTAGCAGTTCTCAATATAATTGAAGAAAAGAGAGTAGATACAATAAAAGATTTTGATTTGGTATTGGATACCGATACTTTTGATTCTAAGTCCAAATTCTTAGATTTTAAAACTAAGACTTTAACACCATATATTGATTGTGTTTCAAACTTAGTTTTACCAATTGATGATATAAGTTCACAATTCTCTTCTTCCGAGGGAGAAACAGAACTGTTTGTAGATGTTGTTGATTATGATATTTCAACTGGATACAATAAGTTTTTTGTTCAGATTAAAAACACTGATGGTACTGAAGTTCAAGCAACTGAAGTAATCACTGTACCAACAACAGGACCTGACATCATTACAGCGGAAAGAGGGTCTATTTACAATACTTCTAATGAGATTGGTGAGTTATCTGGATTTGTGGATGATAATACTAGTCAATTATCTTTAAGATTTGTTCCAAATGATCCATTTACCAAAGATTATGATATCAAAATTTTAAGGACCAATTTTAATACTGATTTGGTAGGAGTTGGCACTTCATCAGTAGGATTTGTAGATTTAACAAGTACCAATACTTCAGTTGCAGCAGCTTCTACTGAGACGATATTTAGTTCTAGCACTTCTTCCACAAAGTCTTTGTTTATTAACGCTGAGATTAGAAATCTAACA